TATGCAGAATTAGAAGCCTGGTCTAAAACAGAATGTTCTAAGAAAGCATCTTTAGATAGAGCACCAATAGAAAGGAATTTAAGATTGTTGTCTAAGAGCAAAGATGAGTGGACAGCAAATGACATAGATGATGCCAACAGAACGATTAGCTTTGTTAGCAGAATGAAAGGAGCAGAACAAGGAGAACCAGCATCAGAAGGATGTCCTTCTAAAAGAGATATCTCATTAAAGAACTGGGCTTACGACCCTTCAAAATAAGAAGTATGGAACTAAAATCATTTGAACAATTAGAAAAGGCTTTAGAATTATTATTTGACCAAAAGGCAATCAATAAAACTAATCCAAAAGGTATTAGTCACGCAAACAGCTTAATCGCTAATGGTGATGTTACTAAACCATCATCTTGGGAAAGACCATCTGTAGAAATGGAGAATGCTTATATCGAGGAGAAAGGATGGGATGAGTTTGCTAAATGGTTCTTAGGAGTTGATACTTCTATGGACAAAGAAACTAAAGGTCATTATGGTTACATATACACTTCTGACTTTAAGACTGTTGACAGAGAGGGATTAAGAGCAATCAGACAAAGGTCAGCACAAAATGGACTTGCTGGTGTATTTGCAGCTGCAGGAAAAATGATTGAAGCTATAGACGGTAAAGAATAATGGCTAAAATAGTAACGCCATCTCAGCAGTTTGCTTTGCAACAAAAGATTGCAAGGAAATCAGTAAGAGAGTATCAGCCTAAGATATTGGCTGCTCTACAATCTGACTTTGACAAAGCTGCTCAGTTGGTGAAGGATTACGGAGTTCAGCAAACTGTCAATAATCAGAACGCATTATTTGACGGAAAGAATATTAATAATATTTTACGAACTTTGTATGAGACCACTGGCGGATATACCGCTATGAGGTACGAAAAGATATTTGACAAGTATAAAAAAGAAGAATCAATAGATTTAGACCCTCTGAACATTATGGATGAATGGTTGGCTTTTATGTTGTCTTATTGGACAACCTATAGCGGAACTAAAATGTACGGAATTGAAAATACTACCAAGAACGAGATTTCAAGGATATTGAACGGCTCTATTAGATACGGACAAGAAAATAACTTGAGTCTTAACGAGGTTAATTCACTTGCGATTAAAAACCTACAAGAAGGGAAAATTAACAACGCAAGGAGTCTATTGATTGCAAGAACGGAATCACATCAAGCATTAAGTGCTGGTATGATGGGTGCAGTTAAATTTGTTAACATACCTTTGCTAAAGCAATGGGTGGCGGCAGATTATCCTGCAAAGAATAATAGGTACAGAGATTGGCATAGGGCATTGGATAGACAAACCAATCCAGATGCAGGAGGAGTGAGAATACCTATTAATCAGCCGTTCCTTGTGAATACGCCAGAAAGAGGAGTAATTGAGATGCAATACGCACATGATGCAAACGGAGGTGCAATGAATAATTGTAACTGTAGATGTTGTACTGTGTTTATTGCTTAAATAAATGAATATGAGTAATTTTTATAATAAGAAAGCAGTTAGTGGTGCACCAGTCGATATGTCTGATGACACAAGAACCATTGAGGTTTACTATTCTGCGTTTGGAAATGTAGATAGCGATGGCGATGCAATCATGCCAGGTGCTTTTACGAAGTCTATTAAAGAGAATGGGCCACAAGCAAAGAATAGAATCTGGCACTTGTTTAACCACTCTACAGACAAGCCAATAGCGAAGCCAAAGGAAATGGTGGAAGATGCTTTTGGTTTAAAGGCAGTCGTTAAGATGCCTAATACAACTTTAGGTAGAGATACCTACGAGCTGTATAAAGATGGTCATATCACAGAACATAGCATTGGTTTTCAGACTGTTAAGTCTCAAGCTAAGTCTGGATATAACGAAATTCAAGAAATTAAATTGTTTGAAGGTTCCTCAGTTTTATGGGGAGCTAATTCTAATACGCCAACAGTAATGGTTAAGTCTGAAATTAAATCAACTCTAATTGATGAGATAGCTAAAACTATCAAATCTTTGAGAAATGGTTTCTATACAGATGAGACATTCGGTTTGTTAGAGTTAAAACTTAAACAATTACAGCAATATCTCGCAGAAATGGAAGATGAAGAATCAGTCCCTTCAGAACAACAACCGCCAGAAGTTATACCAGCTGACTTGCAACCAGAAGGTATAGAAGAAGAAGAGGCATTGGAAGAAGAAGAAGACCCGATGGTTTCTATTGAAATCGAGGTTAGCAAATATTTACAATCATTTAAAATTTTCAACTAATGGTAGAAGAAATTAAAAGTGCTTTCGAAGGCGTTAAAACCGAAGTAAACGGTGCTATCGAAACATTAAAAGCTGATAACGCAGTAGCGGTAGATGGCTTAAAATCAGAATTAGAAGAATTAAAATCTCAAGTTGCTGTAGTTAAAGATGCTGCAGACAAATTAGAGGCAAAAAGCAATCGTAAAACAATGAACGAAAATCAATTCAAAGGTTTCAATGCCACTTTAGGTGAGCAAATTGAAAAAAATGCGGACAACATCGCAAAATTAGGTCGTGGTGAAATGAAGAACACTTCTTTCATTATGGACACTAAAGCAGTAGGTAACATGACTGAAGCAGTTAACTTAACTGGGGATATTCCTCGTGCTTATGCTAACCAAGTTTACGGTTTACCTTCTCGTAAAATCCACGTTAGAAGTTTGTTACCAGTAGGTACAATCTCTCAAGGATTATTTACTTTCCCTCAAGAAACTGGTGGTGAAGGTGCTGTAGCTAACCAAACTCAAGGTAGTGCAAAAGCTCAACTTGACTTTGATATCAGCATGGTAAATGCTCCTGCACAAGTTATCGCTGGTTACGTTAAAATCTCTCGCCAAATGTTAGATGACGTTCCTGCTATGACTTCTTTCTTACAATCTCGTTTGTTAGAGAAATACTTAGTAGCTGAAGATGCTCAGTTATTATTCGGTTCTGGTTCTGGTGTAAACTTACAAGGTTTGACTGGTGTTGCTACTGCTTTCAGCGGTGCTGCTACAGTTGACGTTGAGCAATTAGTACAAGCTATTGCACAAGTTGAAGCAAGTAACTACTCTGCAACTGGTATCTTGATTAACCCTTCAGATTGGGCTAACATCGTAAACACTAAGAACACTAACTCTGCGTACTCTTTACCAGGTTCTACAGTGGTTACAACTGATGGTCAATTATCTATCGCTGGTATTCCTATCTTCAAGTCTACAGCAATCACTGCTGATAAGTTCTTGGTAGGTGACTGGTCAATGGGTGCTCAAATCATGCAACGTAATGGTATCTCTGTTCAATTCTTTGACCAAGATGGTAACAACGCTGTTGAGAACATGATTACAGTTCGTGTTGAGGCAAGAATCGCATTCCCTATCTACTACGCTGGTGCGTTTGTATATGGTGATTTCGGTAACGTAGCTTAATCTTAGATTAACTCAAATATAAAGGGGTGGCCAAAAGCTGCCCCTTTTTTATGTCTACTATATTTTAGTTATTTTTGTAAAAATAATGGTATATGCAGATTATAAGGGATGTCACAACCACAGTAGAGCCAGTTTCAGAACCAATAACACTATCTGAAGCTAAGAACTATCTAAAGGTTGACTTTGATGATGATAACGACTTAATAAGCTCTTTAATCACAGCTGCAAGGGTTAGATTAGAGAAATATGCTGGTGTGGCTATGACAGCTCGTACATTGCAAGTAGTGGCTTATGTTGATGAGTTTATTGAACTTCCATACGCACCACTTAATAATATTACAAAGGTTGAATATTGGGATAACGATAGCTGGATTGAAATTACAATCCCTCAGTATAATATTTTAGGTACAACTTACAAGAAGATATACATGAATGCTTTTAGTCACATGGAGTTTAGGTTTACCTATACTTGTGGTTATGCGACTACTCCTGCAATAATGAAAACAGCCTTGTATAAGATACTTGCTGACTTGTATGATTACAGAGAATCATCTGTAGAGGATAGTAAGCCAAATGCTAACATAGCATCTGCATACGAATTAATGAAGCCTTTTAAACGAGTAAGCATAATATTATAATGATAAGTAGACTTAAAAATAGGATTACTTTCCAATCTAAGACATCGGAATCTGATGGAGCTGGTGGTCAAATCTTAACAGATGTTGACTACTATACTTGTTGGGCTGAGGTATTTAGAGATAATCAAAACAAAACAAACATTGTTGGCAAGGACTCTATATCAGATAATATTGTTTTTAGAATAAGAGACGCTAATAGTATCTCTATTTCTAATGACCTTACTATCTTATACGATAGCAATATCTACTTGATTAGCAGCGTAATAGATGAGTTTGATGGCCACAACTATTTAAGAATCACTTGTTCTACCTTAAAGAGAGTTGGTACTTGGGATAGTATTACTGCTTTTTGGGAGAATATCAGTACAACTTGGGAAACTACTTAATGTCATTTTCAATAGATAAAAGCAAAAGTGTGACTAACCTATCAAAAAGGCTAAAAGAAGCACCTCATGTAATTACTCAGCAAATACAGAAGATTATTAATGAGTCTGTAATTACCATAGAAAGGAATGCAGAAAAAAGAGCACCAAGAGGTAAGACTGGATTATTAAAGGCTTCCATATATAGCACTCCTTACACAATGAACGCAGGAGCAAGAGTTGGGTCTGGAGGTCGTATGGGTAGAGAATCAAATTATTCTCCTTTTGTTGAGTTTGGTACTGGTAATGATTTTCAGATTCCAGTATATAGAAATTTAAATATGAATCAACTTGAGGGCTACGCAAGAACGTTTAAACGGAGTAATGGAAATTTAGTAAATTTGCCCCATAGACCGTTCTTGTTCTTATCGGCTTCAGAAGAACTATATAAAATGGTTAGTAAAATAAAAAAAATTAAAATATAATGGCTACTCTTCAAGGTAAAGCGGTAAAAAATACATATAGACAAGTATTACAGATAGGTGCTAATAACGTAGGTGTTTCTGGCACTTTACAGCCAGTTCAAGACGGTGCTGGTATAAATACTGCATTATCTTTATCTACTACAGCTGCAACGATTAATGGCACTCTAACGATTACTGGAGACCTAATTATCACTGGAGGTGGCATACAGATTCAAGATTTGATTGATGATACAGTAGCAAGTTTGATTCAAAACGGCACTGGTATCACTTGGGCTTATAATGATACTTTAAGAACTTTAACTCCAACAATCACTATTGCAACTGCAGATGGTGGTGTTCAAGGAGATTTTATGCAGCTTAATACTGGAGCTGGTGAAGCAAACGCAGTAGCTAAGATTTATTGGAACTCAAGTGAAGGAACTGCTGACTTAGGATTATTGGGTGGACAAGTTATCTTACCTCTTGGTCAAAAGCAAGTAGCAAGAGTTTTAAATAACTCTGGTAGCATTTTTAATAAGTCTGCTTATCAAGTAGTTAAAATTACCGCTGCTCAAGGCCAAAGATTAGCTGTTGGTTTAGCACAAGCTAACAACGATGCTAACTCTACCGATACTTTAGGTTTAGTAGCTGAGAATATCGCTAACAACCAAGAAGGTTTTATTACAACAAGTGGTTTAATTACTGGAGTTGATACAACTGGTGACTTGCAATTAGAAGATTGGAATGATGGTGATATTCTTTACTTGTCTCCAACCACTCCAGGTGCTATCACTAAGGTTAAACCAATAGCTCCACAACATTCTGTTATTGTTGGTTTCGTAGTTTACTCTCACAAGACACAAGGTAAAATCTTTGTTAAGGTTGACAATGGCTACGAATTAGATGAACTACACAATGTAAGAATCACAGCAGTAGCAGATAATAACATATTACAATATAACTCAGCTTTAGCTGTTTGGGAAAATGTAGCTGGTACTACAACTAACATAGCTGAAGGAACTAACTTATACTATACTCAAGCGAGGTTTGATTCAGCTTTCGCTGCTAAGACAACAACGAACTTGGCAGAAGGAACGAATCTTTATTTCACAACTGCAAGAGGTGATGCAAACTTTGCAACTAACTTTGCAACTAAGACTACTACTAACCTTCCAGAAGGTACAAACTTGTACTTTACTAACTCAAGAGCAAGACTTGCTTTGGCTGTTACTGCTGGAACTGGTATTAGCTATAATAACACTACTGGTGTATTTAGTTTAGCTTCTATTCCTAATGCAAGTTTAACAAATAGTTCAGTAACAATCAATAGCTTGGCATTGCCTTTAGGCGGTTCAGTTACTTTAACTACAAGCAATATTGCAGAAGGTACTAATCTTTATTGGACAGATGCAAGATTTGATTCAAGATTCGGAACAAAGACTACTACAAATTTAGCAGAAGGTACAAACCTTTACTATACACAAGCAAGATTTAATACTGCTTTTGCTGCAAAATCTACAACAGATTTAGTAGAAGGCACTAACTTATATTATACTGATGCTCGTTCAAGAGCAGCTATCAGCGAGAATGCTGTTGGTTTAGACTATTCTAACACAAGTGGTGTGCTTAGCTTAACTTCTGGTTATGCTATCCCTACAACGGTTAAATTAGGTCAATATGATACAGCTTACAATCGTTCTATCGTATCTGCTGCAGTAACTGGTACTGGCACTAAGACTTTAAGCCTTACTCAGCAAGATGCAAACGTAGTTTCAGCTACTTGGACTGACTTAGGTATAACAACTATCAACGGAACTGCTAATCAAATAGCAGCTACAACTGTTGGTAATACAACAACTCTTGCATTTACGAATGATGTTACAATGCCAAACAACTTAGTTGTAAGTGGTAACTTAACAATCAATGGTACTGCAACTTATGTAAACACTCAATCAATATCTGCTAAAGACCCATTGTTTGAGGTAGCTAACGATAATAATACAACAGATGCTGTTGATATTGGATATTATGGAAGATACTTTGATTCAGCACAAACTCGTGTTGAGTTTACTGGTTTATTTAGAGACGCTTCTGATGCTGGTAAGTTTAAGTTCTTTACTGGACTAACCGTAGAACCTACTAACGTAGTAGATACTACTGGAGTTGGATATACTGTTGGAACTTTGGTTGCTAACGTAGAAGGTAACTTAGCTGGTACAGCGAATGCTGCCAATGTGTTATCTACTGCAAGAAGTATATCTGCTACTGGTGATGCTGCATGGACTGTAAACTTCGATGGTAGTGCAAACGCTACTGCTGCTTTAACATTAGCTAATACTGGTGTTACCGCAACAACTTATGGTACCTCTACTTCTGTGCCTACAATAGCTGTAGATTCTAAAGGTAGAATTACAAGTGCATCAAATACTGCGATTAACTTCCCAGTAACAAGCGTAAACAGCTTGTCTGGTAATGTGGTGTTAACAACATCAAATGTTGCTGAAGGTACAAATCAATACTTTACAACTGGTAGAGTAGCTGCTTATTTAACTGGTGCTATTTCAACAGTATTAACTGCTGACTTAACTGCATCAAGAGCAGTTGCTTCAAACGCAAGTGGAAAGTTAGTATCTTCTGCTACTACAGATACAGAATTAGGATATTTAAGTGGTGTAACAAGTGCTGTTCAAACTCAATTAAATAGCAAATTAAATATAAGTGGCGGCACTTTGACTGGCCCATTAAGTGGAACAACTATAAATTTATCTGGTGGATTAAGTAGTGTAGGTGCTTCCTTTAGCGATAATGTTTTATTAAGTAAAACTGGAGCAACTTCATTAACTGTTAGAAGTAATACAAGTGGTGATGCTTTACTAATATTAGAAGCTGCGGGTGTAAATGGCGGTAATATTAGATATATAAGAAGTACAAGTGAATTGATTTTAAGTAATAATGTAGTAGATGCTTTAAAAATTAGTGCTTTTGGTGTTGCTTCATTTTCAAGTAGTGTAATAACTGCTGACGCAATTACTGTCAGCATGGCTGCGGGTACTTATCCAAGATTTATTTCAATGGTTGGTGCAAAATCTTGGGAAATTGGTTATAGAAGCGGCACAACAAATTATGAAATTAGAGAAGACGGAACAACAAGATTTTCAATTGCAAATGGCGGTGCTGCTACATTTATTAATACTTTAAATGTTAGTGGTGCAAGTGGTGGGAATAGTATTACTGTTAGTCAAGGTATAAGAATAGGTGATGGTTATGGATTAAATGCAGGTAATTTTCAATTAGGAGCAATTACATCAAACAGATTTTATATTTACAATGGTACTCTTGGTATTGACAACATATCTATTGTACCTTCAACTGGTATTACAACATTTGCAAGAGGAATAGTAGGTACAACTGCAACTTTATCAAGTTCTGCATCTGCTCCAAAATATAACATCATAAATTCTGCTAGTGTAAATGAAACATACACAAGATTTTATACAGCATCAAGTAATACTGTATTAACCACATCAGCTACTGGGCCTGGAAGTATAATAGTAGTAGTAGTTGAATATGTTGGAGATTTTGATTATAGTGGAACAGCTCAAACTTCAGGTATTGTTATGGCTTCTACAAGACAAAATAATGGTGGGACATGGTCGCCAATAAATAACACAATTGTATCAAAAACTATTGTTGGAGTTGATTGCTCTCCAAATTTAAGTTGGTCAAGCGGTACATTAACTTTAGGAATTGGTGGTTCAGTTGAATTAGTGGCTAAGATTTCTGTAACATATCACAATATGACAGTAAGTATTAATTAATATTTTAACGTAAATAATTTTACCTAAATTTGTAAAAAATAACCAAATATGACTATTACACTTACAGAAGCAGAAATTAAGCAATTAGATGGCTTTTTCCAGGAGATGCCTACAAAGTATGGTTTACCATTGATTCAGTTCTTTAGTAAGCTAAATGAGGCTCAAAATGGCCAACAAACGGATTCTAAAGAAGTAGAGGTAGAAGGATAATGAAAGACTGCGGATATGCTATACGAAAGGCTTATTTCGACAAGATAAATGCTAATGCCTATGAGTTATCGGTATATGATACCATAGCTCCAGATGGTTCAGAGCCTCCATTCTTGTTAATAAGTTCTCAGACATCAGTAGAGAATAGTGACAAAACAAGCTATAACTTTGATGTAAGCATCCAGTTTGACATTGTGTATAGGACATTTAAGTCTGGAGAGGTAGGTCAGAAGTCCGTAGATGAATGGGCTAATGACTTATTGGAAATCATAGGAACAGCTCCTGCTGATTATCCGAATGCTTCTCCAGATTTCAAAATAGTTACAAGGAATATGGCCTCAAACCAAGCTACTTTTGACTATGTAGAAGAAACATATATTTTCAGAAGAGTTATCATAGTTAACCACTTTGTAACTCAATTAACATAAATAACATAAAAAAACAAATAAAATGGCAACAGCAGGAGTATTTAACGGCACATTATTAGTGGTAAAAGTAGGTGGAGTAGCAGTAGCTCACTCTACATCTTGCTCTTTATCAGTATCAACAGACTTACCAGATGCAACTACAAAAGATAGTGGTGGATGGGCAGCTCAAATTCAAGGACTTCGTTCTTGGTCAGTATCAACAGATGGTTTAGCAGTAATCGAGTCTGCAGCAGCTGGTGTAAACGTAGAAGACTTATTCTCTTCTATTAGCTCAAGAACAGACGTTACTTTGACTTTCTCTACTTTCGTAAGTGGTGATAAGATTTGGACTGGAAGTGCAGCGGTTGAGTCTTTAGACTTTACTGGTGACATGGAATCTCCAGCAACTTATTCAGCATCATTTACTGGTACTGGAGCATTAGTGATGACTACCAACGCATAAACTAAAAACCAAAATATATGAGAGGACAATTTAACCTATCACTTTCTGATGGTAAGGTAATACCGCTGCGTTTCTGCACATGGTCTTTAAAGAGATTCTGTCAGTTACAAGGTATAGGCCCAACAGAGATAGGAACAGCTTTAAGCGGTGAATCTGCTTTAGATGCTATCGTTAATTTAGTAAGGTCTGCTGCTGAATACCCTTTCTACAAAGAGGGAAGAACGCCAGATTTTAAGGAGATTGATGTATGCGATTGGATAGATGACATGGGTGGTATCGCTGGAACACAGTTCCAAGAAATCATGGCTGCACTATCAGAAAGTATGAATAGCGGTATAGAGCAACCTGGTTCTACGTCAACAGAGGCTGGTGAAGAAAAAAAAAATTAGAATGGATTGACATAGAAAGATATACAATGGGGGAGTGTCAAATACTTCCCCATTTGTTTTGGGAGATGACCATGGCTGAATTAGACTTTGTTTGGTATGGTTATAGGCATAAAGAGGAGCAAGAATGGGTGAGGTCAAGATGGCAAACAACTTTACTTATCAACATGCAGCTACCAAAAGGAAAGAAGATTAAAGCTACTGAACTTTTAGAATTAGATTGCGATAAGAGGAATAGAAAGAAGAAAGTTAAGATAATGACTAACGATGAGTTACAAGAGGTACTAAAAAAATACGAAAATATTAAACCAGTATAATAATGGCGAATAATGAAGGTATAGATATTATAATTAAGGCCACCGACCAATATACAGCTACAATTAATAAGATAGCTGCTTCTAATAAAATATTTGGTCAGAGTGTTGAAAGTACACAGAAACAAGTATCTGCCTTAGAGAAATATATGGTTACTTTGGTAGCTAATGGTCTTGACCCTGCAGATGCTAAGATAGTTCAACTTAAAGCTGATTATGATAGACTAAGTGCATCATTAAATAGTGGACAAGGTGCTTTAAAAAGTTCAAGTAAGCAATGGACAAGTCTTGCATTAGTTGTGCAGGATTTACCTTATGGCTTTAGAGGTATTCAGAATAACTTACCAGCATTATTTGGTAGTATTGCTGCTGCTGCTGGCCCAGCATATTTTGCGTTTTCTGCATTAATTGCTGGTATTACTTTTTTTGACCAAGAATCTCAAAAGGCTGTTGCAACTACAAAATCATTATATGAAGGTTTTAATAAACTAAAAACAGAAACATTATCTTTAGGCTCTATATTTTCTGCTGTTAGAGAAGGAACCTTATCAGCTTCAGATGCTACTAAAATATATAATGAAAAATTAGGTGATTTATTTGGTACTGCTAAAAGTGTTTATGAGGCAGAACAACTTTACATTAAAAAAACAGAAGGATACATAAGGGCTCAATATTTAAGAGCAAAGGCTGATATACAATATGAAAAGGCTAAAGAAGCCTTGGCTAAAAAAGATGCTGCCTATGCTGAAGACCAAGTAGGTATTTTAGGTAAATTAGCTATTGCTACTGGTGCATTTTTTAAATCTGGAGCAATACAAGGTATAGCTGGATTTTATAAACAAGGTACAATATTTGCTAAAGAATATGCTGACCAACAAATAGAATTAGCAGGATATGTTTCAGATTATCAAGAGGCACAGTTTCAAAAAAATCTTGCATTAGGAGAAAGATATTTGTCTCAAGCATATAAACTTGAGCAAGAATATGGTATTAAGTCTACTGCTATAAAAGATAAAACGGATAAGGCTGCAATAGCTGCTTTAGGTAACGCAATAGAAACACAACAAAATGTAAATGAGCAAATACTTCAAAACGCAATAGATGCAAAAAAGCAAGAAATTAAATTATTTGAAGATGATGCATTTAAGAAATATGAAGTATCTAAAGAACTTGCCGAATTAGAAAAGGCACTTGCTTTAGAGAAAATTAAAAATGGTGAATACACTACAAAACAACAATTAGCATTACAAGAAGGTGTATATGTAGAATATTCAAATAAATTACTTCTTTTAGACCAAGCTATGCAAGAACAGTTACTTGCACAAGATGCTAAAACTGCAAAAGCTAAGAAAAAGACAAGAGAGTTAGAAATTAAAGAAGCTATACATTTTACTGAACAAAGAATAAAGGCAGCAGAAACAGAAGCAGATGCTTCAATAAGAGCTAATAGAGGTAACTATCAAGCTCAAAAAAAGGCATTAGAAGAGCTAATTGTAAAGTTAGGTGTCTTTAGAATGGCTGGTATAGGCGGTGCAGAAGGTATGCTTAAATTAGATGAAGCAATAACTAATAATAAAGCTAAAATTGCAGGATTAGTTGACCCATTAGAAACATTAAATCAAACATTACAAAATGTATTTAATCAATTAGACCTTGATTTATTAGTAAATTTTGGTGAGCAAATAGGGAATATGTTAGCTGGTGGCAAATTTGACTTTACTCAAATGGGTACAATTTTAGCAGATGCTTTATCTTCTATTGGTAAGGCACTTATTGCTTATGCATTAACTAATGGTGCAGTTGTAGAATTGTTTAAAGACCCTAAAACATGGCCTTTAGCTCTTGCTGCTGGTATTGCGGCAGTTGCTGCTGGTGCTGCTTTAAAATCAAAAATTAATAACAATAAAGCTACCGCATTTGCTAATGGTGGTATTGTATCTGGGCCTACAATGGGTCTTGTTGGAGAATATCCAGGTGCTCAAAATAACCCAGAAGTAATTGCACCTTTAGATAAGTTAAAAGATATGATTAGTGGTGGTGGCGGTGGTACATTTGTATTAAGAGGACAAGACTTACTTTTGTCCGTAAATAGAGCACAAAAGGCATCAAATCTTAAAGGACAAAATATAAGTTTAGCATAATGGCATACGGATTAAGATATACATTAACGCAGATACTCAGAAATGGTAATTCTCAAGTAATTGAAATATACCAAGAAGATTACACTGGAAGTGTAAAGACCTATAAACCAACGTCTATAACTTTACAACCTAATTCAGCAGAAGAATATCCATATCCAGCAATTATATCAACACAGTTATCATTTTCGTTTATACTTGAAACTGCTGATGACTATAATCAATATCCAAATGTAATCTCATCTAATGATAGATTATACTTTGTTTTACTAAAAGAAGGTGCAAATGTTATATGGAGAGGTTTTTTATTTAATGACTATTCTCAAGTAGGATTTTCTACTGGTATATCAATATCTTCATTAATTGCAATAGATGGGATTTCCTTTTTGACTAATGAGCAATATGTAGTAGATAATAGTATCAATACATTAGTTAGCCACATTGACGTTATTGCAACCGCATTGAGACTACTTGGTTACCCATCAGATTTATTCTTAAATATAGCGTGTTCATTTTTTGCTAATGGTATGCAAGATAGAGATGATAACGTATCTAATGAGCCTTTTAGTCAAACATATCAGTATAGACGTGATTTCCAAGATGAAAGCTATTATGTTATATTAGATAATATACTAAAAACCTTTAACTGTAGAATGTATCAAGCTAATGGAGATTGGTATATATCTGCAACAATGGAAACTGCTGCACCTACAAGATATTTTACAAGATATGCTATTGGAGCATCAAGCATAACGGTATCATCATCTGGTGTACTTAATAATACTATCAATATTGCACCTTATGCAAGTAATAATGTTCACTTTATAAATAATTCACAAACTAAAATATTAAGAAAGGGATTTTTTAATATAGAAGTAAGAAGCCAATATAGAAGTCCACTTAATCTTATACATAACGCTAATTTAAAAACAACAACTGGAACCTCTCCTACTTTAGGAGCAGTAGGTTGGAGAACTACACTAACTGGTAGTGCCGCTGCAAGTGTTATAGAAAACGGTGGAGAACAGTTTAATGATTTTAGTTTAGTTGCTGGTTCTGGTATAGCTGACTTAGAAATATTACAAATAATACAACCATACGTTTATACTCCATATATGGGTGGAACGCCTATTACTTTTAGTTGTGAGCATAAAAATAGTAATGCAATAAAAATACAGATTGCTTTATTAGATACTGGTTCTGGAAATAAATATCTAAATGGTAGCGGAGCTTGGGTAACATCATCAGCTACTTACATAACCTTCCCAGCTTGGGATGGTAAAACTGATTGGGCGACTTTTAGTTTATCTATACCTCCTTTTTTAGTAGGAGTATTTAGCACTACTTTTTTAATGGGTTATATAAATGTAAAAATTAGATGTGATTCAGGTTCTACATTAATAAGAAATTTTCAATTAAGACAAGCAGAAACAGAAGTTAAGTATGCTGTAGTACAAAGAAGTTCATCTCCAGACAAGACTACTGCAGAGGTTTATGAACAGCCTTATGGTCAAATATATCCGAATAATGCTGGACAACAAGTTTTAACATTTGGTTCATTATTTGATAGTACTGGTATATTTTTACAAGGTTGGAATTTTGCTAATACGGGCATAACTGTAGGTGGTAGTATGCCAGTAGATTTCTTGGCATATCAATATATAAAAATATATCAAAGAAATATTGCAACTCTTGAAGCTGATTTAGGAGCTATAAAAGGCACAAATGGATATGTATATTTGGATAAGGTTTTTACAGTTACTGATTCAACTACTGGCGATTTAAGTTATAATGGTAAGAAATTTACCGCTAACAGACTTACATTATCTCCTTATGCAGATGAAACAAATTCATTACAATTAATTGAGATATATTACGATGACAATCTTTTGATTTTATTCCCAAGTTATATAACAGATGTAGGTCAACTTGGCCCATTCTGGAATTTAAACTTTAACATAAATATTTAATAATGGCAATTTTAGGTACAAACGTAATTTTATATTACTTTAATGGAACAACAAATATTCCATTTGCGGCTTCTACAAACTGTTCTTTTGAGGTAAGTGTAGACCAAACTAATGTTACTTCTGCTACTTCGGCTTGGTTTAAGGAGTTTAAAGTAGATACAGCAACATGGACACTTAATTGTGATGGCTTAATAACTTTAGGTAATTACGATTATAAAGATATGTTAGACCATCAGTTAGCAAGAACTCCTTTAGTTGTAAGGTTTTCAATAGGTACAAGTACCACATATACAATACAAGGAACTGCTAATATTGAATCTGTTAGTATTTCTGGCCCAATGGAGGCAGTTTCAACTTATTCAGTTTCACTACAAGGAACTGGAGCATATACAATAACATAATATGAAGCACCTTAGAGATTATATACTTATCATTAGCTTCTTTTTCTTAGGCGTATTTGCCTATGAATCATGTCATAAGACTGATAAAAAAGAGGATATTGACCTATCTAAGTACGAAAAAGTTAAAGAGGTACATGATACTGTGTACCAAAAAACGTACAGAAAAACGTACATAAAAGGGGATTCTATCCCTTATGTCATTATAGCTACAGATACTACTACTATTCACGATACCATTACAGTTGTCAAGGATTACTTGACAGTTAAGGCGTACTCAGATACTATTAAACAAGATTCTAATATCTTTGTGATTAATGATACCATCAGCCAAAATCGTATCAAGTCAAGGTCTTTTGAGGCCAAGATTACCGAAAAAACCATCTATGTTAAGGAGTTTTATGCAGAGAAAGCTAAGTATAGGCTTTTTTACGGCATAAGAGGCGATTTTAGCCGAGATAATGGCTTAGAAGTACTAAGTCCTGGATTGATGCTAAATGCCAAAAATAAGGCTCTAATAGGCCTTAATCTTAATATTAATAAAAATAACAATATGAGTTACTCTGGTAGCTTGTATTTTAAAATAGGTAAAAAGTAACATGGCTCCAAAGAAAGACGTTAACGTAAGTGCTAATCCTCTTCCGATTAGTTTCTCCCAATTTAGTAAAGACCCAATTAAGGGCACTATGTTCTTAGTTATTATCGGTATTACTGTGCTTTATGTGGACATTAGAGGCAATTTTAATAATCAAATCAACTCTCAAGACGCAAGGATTACTAATCTTGAGTATAAAGATAGCTTAAAAACACAAGCGTTAATTGAGTGTAAGACAGCCCTAAGTTCAACGACTACTAAGTTAGAGACTCTTGATGCAATGGGTGCTATTAAATCATCTGTTAAATAATAGGCCATGAAATCAATTCTTTTAATTTTTGGGTTTCTAACGGTTACAGCTACAACGATTAATGTTACAGCTAAAAAAGAAGATACTAAAGTTGCAGAAGATAAGGAGTTTGAGCAGTTTATGAATGATTTTAAACAGACCATGAGTAAAAACAAGGCTGTTCAAGTTAAGGCAGATGAGGCAAAAGAAGCCATAGTAACGTCTACCGTTAGCAAGTTTGCTGAAATTAAGCAAGAGGTAAATACACTAAAAACCGAACTAAATGAAGTTAAGCAGACTTTGGATAGTGTTAGTAATGATACTGCTGTCAGTTTCAAGCTACTCGCAATATCCCACTACAAAAAAGATTAAGGGTGATTCTGTAGTTATAATGACCATCGGTCAAGCAGATACCATCAACAAATTATATAAGTCCTATAACGATACAATAATCGCTTATAAGGACTCGTTAAAATCTAAAACAATAAAACATGATTCTATTTTCACTATCTACAGCTATAAAGTTAGTACGCTTGAAAATTACAAGTATCGCTACGAAGCTAATCTCGAAACATATCGTAATAGAGAAAAAGAACTTGACAAGATGGATAAATACCATGCTTGGCAAAAAGTAATCTTAATATTCTTAATCATTTTCCAATTTAGTCAATTATAATATGAAACAGTTTTTCCAAGAAGATAACGGTAGATTTAGCATGAAGCGTTTATGTGGATTGCTATGTGTTATCGCATTATGTGTTACTATGTATCACAATCAATTTAGTGAAGAGCATACTGCTCCAAGTTCAATTCTTGTAGAATCAGTAGCTTTGTTAGCATTCGGTTGTTTAGGTTTAACTTCAGTAGAGAAAATATTTAAGAAAAATGCCTAAGAACGAAAAAATAATATTAACACTTGGCTTCCTATTATGGTTGCTGGGATTAGCATATTTTGTAAAACAAATGATTTAAGATGAAATTAACAGCACATTTTTCATTAGCAGAGTTTACTCGTAGTGAGTCAGCAAAAAGACATGGAGTATCTAACGAACCAACTCCAGAGCATTTAAAGAATCTTATCACTTTATGTGAGAAGGTATTAGAACCAATCAGAATGAAGTTTGGCCCTATTAATATCTCATCTGGATATAGGTCTAAGACTCTGAACCATTACATTGGAGGGTCATTAAATTCACAACATTGCGAGGCTAAAGCGGCAGATATCGATATGGATGGTATGACTAATGCAACTAATAAAGAAGTATTTGATTTTATCAAAGACACTTTAGATTTCGACCAGTTGATTTTTGAGTTTGGAACAAAAGATGCTCCAGACTGGGTTCATGTTTCTTATAATGGAGCTAAAAATAGAAAGCAAGTGTTGAGAGCACTTAAGGTTAACGGCAAAACTGCCTACGCACCTTACAAGTAGATAAACCAAACCAACCAATATGGCATCTAAAAAAAATGTGCTTGTCATAGGAGATACGCACGAACCATTCTGTCATCCACTTTATAGGAACTTTTGCCTTGAAGTGTATAACAAGTTTCAATGCTCCGAAGTAGTACATATCGGAGATGAAGTAGACAATCACGCAATCTCTTATCACGAATCTAAACCAGACGGTCATGGAGCTGGATATGAGGCTGATTTAGCTCAAGCAGCTATGTATAAATGGTACAAGGCTTTCCCCAACGTCAAAGTCTGTATCGGTAACCACTCAGCCCTACATAAAAGAAAGGCTCAAACAAGCGGTTTGCCAGAGAGATTTATCAAATCATACGAACAAGCATGGGATGCTCCTAAAGGCTGGAAATGGGCCTTAGAATGGGAAATAGACGGTGTTCTATATACTCATGGCACTGGAAGTTCTGGACAAGCTGGTGCAATCAATAGAGCAAGGGATGCCAGGCAATCAACTGTTATAGGTCATATCCATAGTTTTGGTGGTGTTTTATACTCATCATCAGATAAGGACATGATATTCGGCATGAACGTAGGCTGTGGTATCGATATAGATGCCTATGCTATGGAGTATTCACGACCTTTCCCCAAAAGACCAACATTAGGCTGCGGAGTTGTTTTAGATGGCGGAAGAGTTGCTATATTTGTACCGATGCCATTAGGTAGCAAGATTATTAGGTTACCTAAGAAGTAACAATAGTTAAGTAAATATTTTAAAGTGTGTATTACATTGATTTTCAATGCGGTATGCACTTTTTATTTCCATTAGAATTAAATCGTAAATTTGTATGAACAGAGAAGTAGACGTAAAGATTGACCAATTAATGAAGGAAAAGAATTATTTGGAAGCTAAACTTGATTTAATAATTAGGGAATTGCGACTCACTGTACTAAAAAATAGTATTCAAAATGTTAATGCACATCATACAATTAACGGAAGATGAGGATGAAAGCTACGAGTTCCAAGATAATTCTGAGGAATCTGATGCT